AAGCAAGGCCGTCTTACAGCAATGGAAGATAATCAGGGAAATATTGTTATTAATGACGACACTATGGTTGCAGAGTGGAATAAAAAGTCTGCTTTTAGACAGATGAAGACTAATCCACAGCCATCAGCACCAAAACGTAAGCGATCTTCTGTAACATCAGACCTTATACCTGAGTACGAAGAGAGTAGGGCTAGAACAGAACATTTAAAAGCTGAGTTACTTGAATTAGAACGTAAGCAAAAAGAAGATAGTCTTGTTCCTATGAAAGAAGTACAGCAAAAGTGGACAGAAGTTATAACGACAGCAAGAACAAAATTATTAGGAATATCATCTAAAGCAAAACAACGATTACCTGATTTAGATACAAATGCAGTTAGTTGTATAGATGACATCGTTAGAGAAGCATTAGAAGAATTATCTGCTGCATGAGCAATATTTTATCTTTAGAGCAAATAGCATTTGATAGTTTTAAACCGCCTAAGAAGTTAAGTCTTAGCGATTGGGCAGACCAATACGCATATCTTTCCGCAGAAAGTAGTGCAGAAGGTGGGAGATGGAAAACTTTGCCTTATCAAAAAGGAATGATGGATGCAATCACTAATCCTGATATAGAGCAGATAACAATAATGAAATCAGCTAGGGTTGGATATTCTAAGATTCTCAACCATGTCATTGCATATCACATCCACCAAGATCCATGCCCGATTATGGTTGTGCAACCGACTATAGAAGATGCAACTGGTTACTCTAAAGAAGAGATTGCACCTATGCTTAGAGACTCAAAATGTTTACATGGCCTTGTAAGTGATGCAAAAGCAAAAGATGGTCAGAATACACTTTTACAAAAGCAATTTCCCGGTGGCACATTATCTTTAGTAGGTGCTAACTCACCAAGAGGATTTAGAAGGGTTAGCAGAAGAATAGTTTTATTTGATGAGATAGATGGCTACCCTGCATCGGCTGGTACTGAAGGAGATCAGATAAAGCTTGGTATTAGAAGAACAGAATATTATTGGAATCGTAAAATAGTATCTGGCTCTACACCAACTGTAAAAGATTTTTCTCGTATAGAGAAAATGTTTTTACAGACGAACCAGCAGCGTTTTTATGTACCATGTCCGCATTGTGGTCATATGCAATATCTAAGATGGGCGCAATTTAAATGGGAGAATGACGATCCTGATACAGTTCACTATCAATGCGAATCTTGTACAAAAGCGATACCACATAACAAGAAAAGATGGATGGTAGAACGTGGTAAGTGGAGGGCAACTGCACCGGGAAAATCTAAACACGTTGGTTTTCATATATGGGCTGCATATTCATATTCACCTAATGCAAGCTGGGCAAATCTTGTAGAAGAGTTTTTGCTAAGTAAAGATGATCCCGAACAACTTAAGACATGGATAAATACAATATTAGGTGAGACATGGGAGGATGAATATCAGGCAAAGGTTGGTGCAGATGCGTTAATGATTAGAGCATCAGAAGCAACTTATGAAAGAGCAAAACCTCCAGAAGAAGTTTTATTATTAACTGCTGGTATTGATACACAGGATGACAGATTAAGTTTGTCGGTTTTTGGTTTTGGTAGAAATGAAGAAATGTATTTAGTAGATCGACAAGTTTTATATGGCTCACCAGCTAGGGCAGATGTATGGAAACAGTTAGATGAAGTTTTGCTAGGTAAATTTAAAAATGTGAATGATATAGAACTAAAAATTGAAAGTGCTGCGATTGATACTGGTGGTCATTACACACATGAGGTTTATCAATATGTAAGAGAAAGATCTCATATTGGTTTGATCGGTATTAAAGGTGTTGGTCAGAAAGGGAAGCCACCATTGGGCAAACCGACAAAAGTAGATATTAACTTTACAGGTAAAGCATTAAAAAAAGGAGTGCAATTATTTCCTGTAGGTGTAGATGTAATTAAAACAACTCTTAGCAATAAGCTAAAAGATGCAGAAGTTGGAAAAGGTTATATACATTTCTATCCAACAATTACACCAGATTATTTTCAAGAACTTACAGCAGAAAAACAGGTATTAAAATATAAAAATGGCTATCAAGAACGTGTTTGGGTCAAAAAAAGCAATGCTAGAAACGAGGCATTAGATGAAATGGTTTATGCGTGGGCTGCATATCAGCGATTATTGCAAAAATATGACCGAAGAACTATATTTGACCAATTTGAAAGAAAAATTAACCCTAAAAAGCCTCTAAAGGAGACTAAGGTAGACTTAAAACGTACTAATTCGCCTAAAAAGACGAATTTTGTCGCTAATTGGTAAAAAAAAAATGGCATTTCCACAAAGCATAAGAGCAGGGGATTTTATTCAATGGAACATTCCAGCGAGTCAAGATTATTACGGAAACTCTATAAGCAGTCCAGACTGGTCGGTTGTGTACTATTTAAGAACAAACACAGGGCCAGTTGGATCTACAATCAGTAGCTCTGCATATAATGATGGTTTCAAGTTTGAGATTGCTAGTAATGTTACTGCAACATTTACGGCTGGTAATTGGTATTACCAAGCAGTTGCAAATAAATCAGGAGCGCAAAAACAGACAATATATACAGGAAGTTTTGAGGTTTTAAAATCTTTAGAATATTCTGGTAATGCTGTTAATTATGATGGTAGATCACAAGTAGAAAAAGATCTGGAAGTTATACAAACAGCTATAAGAAATATTATTAGCGGTGGTGCAATACAGGAATATAAGATTGGTACAAGAACAGCAAAAAAATATGAGTTGTCAGAGTTAATAATGTTAGAGGCTAGATATAAAGCAGAACTTGTTAGAGAAAAACAAGCAGAATTAATTGATAATGGTCTTGGTAATCCAAGAGCTACATTTGTTCGTTTTAACGAGGCATACTAATGGGAATACGATCTAACATCGCCAACACAGTAAAAAGAGTTCTTGGGTTTGGTAGAAAAGCAACACCTCTTGGTAGTTTAAAAAGAGCATATCAAGGTGCATTAGTTTCTAGGCTTACTTCCGATTGGATGAGTAGCCAGTTGAGTGCCGATGCCGAAATACGCAATAGTTTGCGTAAGCTAAGAGATAGATCAAGAGAACTTGTAAGAAACAATCCTTATGCTAGACAAGCAAAGCGTACAACACAAATAAATATTGTCGGTACAGGTATGAAGTTTCAGTCTCTTGTATTACAGCAAAGAGGTGGCAAAAGGGATCAGAGAATAAATAATATGATTGAAGAGAAATGGTCAGAATGGACAAGTGCTGATAGTTGTGATTGCGCTGGTAAATATAGCTTTCACGAATTTGAGTGGTTAGCTGCTGGTGCATTGTGTGAATCAGGAGAAGCAATATTTAGGGTTGTTAAACAACAGTTTGGTGACTCAAAAGTACCCCTTGCATTACAACTGATTGAAAGTGATTTGTTAGATGAGGAATATGACGGCAAGACACTCACCAAAGGAAATGAGTGGAGAAATGGTGTTGAAGTTGACGAATGGGGTAGGCCACAGAGGTATGCCATTTTAAAGAAACATCCGGGCGATGCTTATTACTTGGATTATGCAAATAAACAGTCATTGCATATTTTTATAAATGCTTCTGAGATTATTCATCTGTTTATGCCAGAACGACCCGGCCAGAACAGAGGTGTACCTTGGTTTCATAGTGTGATGAATGATATGCACCAATTACAGGGCTATGAAGAAGCTGCTGTTATACGAGCTAGGGCTGGTGCAAGCATTATGGGATTTATACAGAACGATCAGGGTGAATTGATTGGTGATGATGTACAAAATGCACAAAGAATACAGAACTTTGAGCCGGGTACATTTAGGTATCTAATGCCTAATGAATCTGTAAATGTTCCTGATATTGACTATCCATCTCAGCAGTATGAGATGTTTGTGAAGAATAAGATTAGACGTTTTGCTACAGGTATAGGTTGCAGTTTTGAGACTATTAGTAAAGACTTCTCAGAAACTAACTATTCGAGTTCAAGACTTAGCTTGTTAGAAGACAGACAGCATTGGAGCTTCTGTCAAAAGTACATGATTAAGAACTTTCATCTTAGAGTTTTTAAAATGTGGATAGAACTTGCAGTATTAACAGGTGAGTTAGATTTTCCTGATTATTCTGCAAATTCAATGAGATATTGCAAACCAAGATGGACACCACCAGCACAGCATTATGTTGATCCTCTTAAAGAAATAAAAGCTTATAGAGAAGCAGAACAAGCTGGTTATATGACTAAATCACAAGTCATAGCACAGACAAATGGTGGTGATTATGACGATATTGTTTCTGAGATTGCAAGAGAACAGGATGTCGCACAAGGGTTAGGAGTTACATTAGATAAAGATTTAGATTTAGAGGTCGAAATAGGACAGGAAGCACCTCCTGTTACAGAACCTACTAGAGCTAAAAAAACACGCAAAAAGAAAACTGACTAGCTATGGCGAATGTTAATGGAACGGACATAAACCTGATGCCTACTGACGGCATGAGGAAAGAAGCTGAAAGATATAGAGCATGGAAAAAAGAAGGAGAAGGTGGTGGTACAGATGATGCAAGAACAAGAGCAACACAAATATTAAGCGGAAACGAACTATCACCAGATACAGTTATTACAATGAACGCATGGTTCGCCCGCCATGAGTCAGATAAATCGGGAAAGGGTTTCCGACCCGGTGAAGATGGCTATCCTAGTAATGGTAGAGTAGCTTGGGCTGCTTGGGGCGGTGATGCTGGTCAAACTTGGGCTAGGTCAAAGTCTAATTCAATCAAAAAAGCAAGAGAACGCACTATGACTGAAGAAACTAAA